TGAGATTTACAGCAACAGAAATTCAGGCTCGTCAAAGAGACAGGATGCAGATCCTTGGACCTTTGGTTTCAAGGCAGGAGATTGAATTACTTGGTCCTATGATAAAAAGGACAATGACTGTAATGATGGCAAATGGGATGGTTCCTGAACCTCCTCCTATATTGGCAGAAAATCAGGAATTCAAAATAGAATATAGAAATCCTATTTCTATAGCAATGAGGGGGTATGAACTGAATAGTATTTCCCAATTAATCCAGTTTCTTGCACCAATGGCTCAGATCGATCCTACTGTAATGCAAAGATTGGATATTATGAGAATTGCCGAATTAGGGGCTGAGATTCTGAGAACACCTGCATCAGTAGTAAAAACAAGAGAAGAATTTCAGGCAGAAATGCAAGCACAGCAGGAACAGCAAGCTATGATGTCTCAACTACAACAAGGCCAAATGATTGCACAAACTGATGAAACAACAGCAAGTGCAGAAAAGAGTAGGGCGCAAGCGGCTCAAATTATTGCTGGTGGTTAATGTTAACTAGCAGAGAAAAGCGTAGAAGGGCTACCTATAAGGAAGTCTTTTCTACTGAAGCAGGCAAAGAAGTTCTTGACGATTTAATGAAGTCAAACTACTTTTTTAATAGCACACAAACAGGTGATTCTCACGAAACTGCTTTCAATGAGGGTCGTAGATCTGTTATCTTGGCTATATTAAATTACGTATCTCTGGATATAGAGAAAATACAACAACGCATGAAGGATAGTTATGAGCGAGGAGGCGGTAGCGACTTCGACAACTTCTGAAGCTGTAGAAAGCACAGGAACCGAAGGAGCATCTAGTTTACTTGGTGGTGGTGAAGGCGTAGCCCAACAAGCATACGGTAATCAATTCGATTACTCTCAAATGCCTGATGGATTGGCACATGAACCATCTTTACAGAATTTTGATACTGTAGACAAGCTGGCTAAGTCTTATGTCAATCTTGTTAAAAAAATGGGAGTCCCTTCTGAACAGTTATTACGACTGCCAGAAGAAGGTCAACCTATGGATGATGTCTACAATGCTTTAGGTAGACCAGAATCCGCAGATCATTATAATCTGGAAAATTATAATCCAGAACAGACTGAATATTTTAGAGGTCTAGCTCATCAGTTAGGTCTTAATAATCAGCAAGCTGAAGTCCTTTTTGATGCATACGCAGAATCCATAAATGGTATGCAACAACAAGATGCCGAAGCATTTGAACAATTTGAGGTTGATAATTTGAAGTCTCTTCAATCTGAATGGGGAGATAACTTTAATAGTAACCTTGAACTTGCACGTAGAGCTTTTATGAACTTTGCTACTCCAGAAGCAGTAGAGGTCATAGAACAGACAGGATTGGGTAATCACCCAGAAATCCTGAAGGTATTTAGTCAGGTTGGAGCCTTGTTGCAGGAAGATTCTATCTTGCCAGGATCTAGTCAGGCTGTATTAGGCGGGATGAATCCTGCCAATGCCCAACAGACTATCAATGATAGAATGTCTGATACTGAATTTCGTTCTGCATATTTGGATCAATATCATCCAAATCATGCAAACGCAGTTAAGGAGATGACAAAACTTCATGAGTATATTGGGTAATTCGGACCCTTTTGGATAATCCGTAGAATTTTAAACATATAACGAAAGCGGAACTATGTCTGTACACGTAACTACTTCCTTTGTGAAGCAGTTTTCCGCAAATGTCCAACTTCTCGTCCAACAGATGGGAAGTAGGCTACGGAATTCTGTAACACTGGAAACAGGAAAGGTCGGTGAAGAAGTCTTCATGGACCGTATTGAATCGGTAGCGGCACAACGAGTATCTTCTCGTCATGCTGACTCACCGTTAATGAGTACTCCTCATGATCGTAGGAAAGTAACTCCTAACGATTTTGATTGGGGTGACATGATCGATAATCCTGATAAACTCAGGATGCTCATTGATCCTGCCTCTGCTTATTCCGCTAATGCGGCAATGGCAATGGGCAGAACGCAAGATGAGACAATCATTAGTGCATTAGTTGGCAGTGCATATTCAGATGCTTCTGATGGTACTTCTAGTGCAAATACTGCTGTAGCCCTACCTGCGGCTCAAAAAGTAGCAATTAATGATGTCACATATGAAGTTGATTCAGGTTCAGGTAATCAAGGTCTTACTGTTGGCAAGCTTATTCATGCCAGAAAGATTCTTGGTGCTAATGATGCTGATGATTATGATGTAAATGGTAATAGCAATTTGTTCATAATTGTGAATTCTGCACAATTGAGTAATTTGCTTAAATCTACTAAAGTAAACAGTGCTGATTTCAATGAAATCCGAGCATTGGTTGCTGGTGATTTAAACCATTACATGGGTTTCAATATCATCAGAACTGAATTGATTCCAAGTAAAGATGGCAGTCACACTTCAGGTTCTTTTACTTATGATCCTACTGCACAGGAAAATAGTGGCGATCCTGATCACTGCATTGCTTTTCACCGCAGAGGTCTTGGCCTTTGTATCTGGGAAGACATCGTAGCTAGAATTTCTGAACGACCCGACAAGCGGTTTAGCCAGTACATCTATTACAGGATGACTATTGGTGCAACTCGCTTGGAAGAAAAGCGTGTCGTACAGATTTCCTGCCTTCAATAATTAAGAAAGGAGATCTAACATGGCTACAACTTACGGAAATAATAAGCGTAAGCAAATCGAGTCCATCACCAATCCGAGGACAATGACTAATGTTGCGGAACAAGGTGGACGAATGCGTGTTATGTATGACACGTATGAAGCAGATGGGAATACCTCTACTAACAATACAGGTGCTAATGGCACAATTGTTGTTATTGGATCACTTCCTAAAGGTGCAAGAATCTGGAACATTGTGCTTCAAGCCGATGCTCTTGGTTCAAGTGTCACCTTGAGTGCTGGATATGCGGCTCATACTAACAGTGATACTGAAGCGGCAGTTTCACTTGATTTAGTTGCTTTTATAGCGGCTACAGCAATGAATACTGCTAAAAAAGCAATTCATTCTAGTTGGGGTCCACAGACTGCAACAAGTATTGACAATACAGGTTTTGAATGTGTTGATAAGAATGGAACTGACATCATTGTAGATATTGATGCGGCCCATGCTACTGGCACAATCAAGTCTGCTATTTTCTATACAATAGACTGACCAGTAAGGGGGCTTCGGCCCCCACAAGGCCCCTATGACTGATGCTGTTTCTATCGCCAATATTGCTTTAAACAATTTAGGCGACAAAACGATTAGTGATTTCTCAGATAACACAGCACAAGCTTTTGCTACCAAGACTCGGTTTACTGATGTTGTAAATCAGGTTTTGAGGGCGCATCCTTGGAATTGTGCTACTAAAAGGGCAACATTAACAAAGTATAATGTAACTCCCACGTATAACTTCGATTATGCATATAAGCTTCCTGCCGACTCATTAAGAGTTGTTTCTCTATATGAAGAAGTTAATTACGATTATGCATGGAAGATAGAACTTGTTGTTGATGGTGAAGAAGACCGACTTGCTTTAATTACAAGCTCCTCTAGTGCAAATATTTCTTATATAAAGAAATACATTGGTAGTGGGAATCATGATAATAAGGAAGCAGTAATGACCTTAAACAACTTTGATCCTATTCTTGTTGAGGCTGTTGGTATGGCATTAGCAGGTGAAATAGCAATGGATCTTACAGGTCAATCCAGTTTGCGTGATATGATGCTTGCGAAATATCAGGCTATTCTTTCTGAAGCAAGAAGTATTAATGGTCAGGAAGGAACTGCCGATAGAATTGAATCAAATGAATGGATCAATGCTAGAACAAGAAGTGCATCTGGATATTTCAAACCTTTTTCGGCAGATACGGCAAACGGTGTTACGGCATAATGGCACGCACTACATCAACTCAGACCAACTGGTTTGGCGGTCAGATAGCAGAGCAAAGACACGGCAATGCATCTGATGAGCTTTATTTCTCCTCCTCTGCATTAATTAAAAATTTAGTAGTTCGACCTACTGGTAGTCTCACACGTAGGCCAGGAACGAAGTTCGTTGCCAGATCAGATTCTAATACATCATTAGGATATGAGTCTAATAAAGT